CTCATTCATTCGAGTTTTGCAAAGAAATCGGTTTATCTTTGAAGCTGCACCTGGGACAATCGCTCAATCCAAAGAGTGGGGTGATATTTATCATTATCTCACTGAACATGGGAGAGATAAAATTGTAGCAGGTGATTATAAAGCTTTTGATAAAAGAATGCAACCAGAATTCATTTTGGGTGCCTACAAAATTATAGCAAATGTACTCAAGATGTCTGGAAATTATACTGATGAACAATTGAAAGTTATAAAGTGTATAGCTTATGATACAGCATTCCCTCTAGTAGATTTTAATGGAGACCTAGTCCAATTTTATGGATCAAACCCTTCTGGACATCCATTAACTGTAATAATCAATAGCCTCGTTAATTCTCTATATATGAGATATTGTTATTACATTTTGAATCCCAAGAAAGAATGTGCGACCTTTAAAACCAATGTGAATTTACTCACATATGGTGATGATAATATAATGGGTGTGAATTCCAAAATTGATTGGTTTAATCACACTACAATCTCAAGAACTCTTGATAGCATTGGTATAACTTATACTATGGCAGATAAAGAGTCTGAGAGTGTACCCTATATATGTATTGATGAGGCCACATTTCTCAAAAGATCATGGAGATTTGATCACTCCGTAGACAACTATCTTGCTCCCTTAGAGTTAGATTCCATAGAGAAAATGCTTACTGTCTGGACCAGGAGCCGGAGTGTTACAGAGAGTGAGCAGATTATGTCCGTTATTTCTTCAGCTTGTAGAGAATATTTCTTTTATGGTAAAGAGATTTTTGAAACGAAACGAAATATGTTTCAGGACATAATCAATAGACACAACCTGCGTGATTGGCAGGAAGATTGGGTTCTACCAACCCATTCCCAATTGGTAGAAAATTATAATGAAATTAATGAATTATTATGACAACCCTAAATCAAGGAAGAAGTCTAAGCTCAACTTTATTCACTTCAGGACAAAAACGTGAAGTGAAAGAACAAACAACTATTTTTTCAACTAACGAATCTGGTGATAAGAAACCAGACTTCGTCTTACCAACTTATGTTTTAAATAAACAACCAGACAGTGATATTAAGGATTTCCTTAAGAGACCTGTCGTGATTGGAACATATACCTGGACTCAAGGATCAAATATAAATCAAGTATTTTATCCTTGGTCTGCTTTCTTTGCGAATGCTGCCATACAGACAAAATTAGATTATTATTAC